ACGGATTTCAACGCACAACTGCGGTATTGGCAAAACTACCAAGGCTTGCCCATTGGCTTCTCTATTTACGGAGCCAACAAGGTGTTTATCGGCCCTGTGCCGGACCAAAACTATACGGCAGACGTTGATACGGTCATTATGCCGCTCGACTTGGTGAATCTCAGCGATGTAGACGAGATTCCTGCGCCGTATACCAGTCCTGTGCAGTTCTACGCGGCTTATATCGCCAAGTATAAAGAGCAGTCTTACGGCGAAGCAGAGATTTTCAAGCAAGAATACCTGAAGAACGCGCAGTCGGTCCTCAATTCGGTGTTTACGCGCCGGATGCCGACGCCTTACTCGCAAGCATACTGATATGGCTGCCAGTCCTGAGCAGAAAAAGTCATATCATGTCACTAAGGCGTTCAAAGGCTTAAACACTAAGGCCAACAGGACGGCTATTGGTGAAGATGAATTCTCATGGATCGAGAACGCGCAGCCTATCGGATTTGGAAACATCCGTATTGTCCCCGGCCCTGAGACAATCAACGCGAATGTCTGGTCGAACACGACGACTTACTTCTCGTCCGTCAATATTGGACTGGAAGATTACCTGTTGTCGTTTCAAGCTAATGGTGCAGCGCAATATGTCACGATTAGTAACAACACTCGCGGCAATATAGCGGCTGCTGGCACGTTCAGTAACAGTGGAGTTCAGGTCACGCAGTGGGATAATGAGCGTGCCCTTATTATTGATCCGGTCAAGGGGTATAAAACATGGGACGGGACGAACCTAGTATCCGTGGGTTCAGTGGGGACGATCACAGTTACAGCCGGAGGAAACGGCTATACCTCGGCACCGACGGTGACGATATCGGGACCGGATCAGACGGGCGGGGTGCAGGCGACGGCGACGGCAATTCTGGCGAACGGCGTAGTAACGTCGATCATTCTGACTCAGGCGGGGACTGGATACACGAATTCCGCGAACCTGACAGTAACTATATCGGCATCGCCTACGGCTAACAACGCCACGGCTAATGCGACGATCTTTAGTCAGGTTGGTTCGGCTATAGCGTCGTTCTCAGGCCGCGTCTGGATTGCTGACCAAAGGACTATCTACTACTCCGCAGCAGGGTCGTATAACGACTTTACAAGCGTTTCGGCAGGTAGCATTGTCCTCACCGATAGCACACTGCATGGCTACATCACGCAGTTAGTGAGTGCTAACAATTTCCTGTATATCTTTGGTGACGACAGCATTAACGTATTTTCAGATGTGCGCGTCAATGACCTTGGCGTAACTCTGTTTACAAATACGAACATTAGTGCGTCGATAGGTTCGCAGTTACCGGAGGCGATTATTCCGTTCTTCCGGTCAATTCTGTTTATGAACAACTACGGCGTGTATGCGCTCGTAGGCACGACGACCACGAAGATCAGTGACGCGCTGGACGGGATTATTCCTGACGTTGATTTTGATAGTCCTGTGTATGCCGGACAGGTGCTCATCAACAACATTCTGTGCGCGGCGTTTAACTTCCGCTATAACGATGGCGGCAACTATCGTTACATTCAGGCCATTTTCTTTGACAAGAAGTGGTTTATTGGCGGTCAGGGTGACGATGTTAAATATATCTATTCTGTCCCGCGTAACGGTCTGATTAAGCTCTACAGCACCAATGGCACTGACCTGAAACAGATTTACGGCAACGTAGCTGCCGAGGTTGATACTTATATTGAGACTGCGCTGTGGCCTCTCGGTGACCCGATCAGGACAAAACAAGCCCTGAAGGTGGGTATTGAGGCGACGTTGTCTAACTCAATTCTGCTGACCGCGACTATCGACAGCGAGAATCAGACAAGCCCGGTTATCTATTTGTCCAACTCGATTATCTGGACAAACTATCTGAACAATCCGATTGACTGGGTGAACAACAGTAGCCAGGTTGTTTTGTGGTCGCCCACAAATCAGATCGACAGTTATTACTTGTATAAAGCCGATGCGCCCATGTGGGGAAAGTATATCGGCGTCACGTTAACCGCTACTGGTGCCGACTATACGATCAACGGCTTCCAGCTTGAGCATGAACTTAGAGTGAGGTTCTAACATGCCTGTCCCGAATACATTTGCGAACGCGACGACGAGCATCCCCCTGTCGCAGCTTGACCAGAACTTTGCCACGGCCATCACGCTCGGCAATACGGCTATTCAGCTTGGTAACACGGTTACGACGCTGAATAACATGACGCTGGCTAACGTGACAGTCAGCAGCGGCAACGTTACGGTAACGTCGGTATCGGGCGCTTTTAACGGCACTGTAGGTGCGACGACGCCGAATACGGGCGCGTTTACTACTGTTTCCGCAAATAACACAGTGACGTTGGCCGCTCCATCTAACGCGATTGCGCTGCAAGTCCGGGGGCGTTCATCTGACAATCTTAGCGCGACGTATTACTACGCAAACAACGGAACGACGCTGCACGCGCAGACATCAGTTTCTGCTAGCGAGTTTAGAACCACAGCAGAAGGAACATCGGTTCAGACCTGGTATACGGGCAGCAGCGAGCGGACGAGGCTTGACGCTTCTGGGAATTTCACCGTCACCTCTGTAGCCCTGCTCGGCTACGGCACGGGTGCCGGTGGCACGGTCACGCAGGCCACGAGCAAATCAACCGGCGTCACGCTGAACAAACCGTGCGGCACGATCACGATGAACAACGCCGCGCTGGCGGCTGGCGCACTGGTCACCTTTGGCTTGATCAATTCGCTCATCGGCGTAAACGATCAGGTGCTGGTAACGATGCAGACGGCATCAGGCTCCACTTCGAGCTACTCGGTGTATGCCACGGCTGGAGCTGGCGGGGCGAACATCAACTTAAAAAACGAGTCGGGCGGCTCTCTTTCAGAGGCGCTTGTTCTGAATTTTATGGTGCTTAAGGGCGCTACCTCGTAAGGAGTTAATCATGGGTGAAATTTATCTTGCTGCGGTTTGTCACGACATTCAAAGCAATACGCTTGAAGCAACGTGGCTGCAAAACACCGGAACGGAACTTCGGCGTGTGAAGTGCCGGAATTATCCGGTGGAGCAAAAAGGAGAATTTCTTGCCGACACTGGAGACGCCGGTCAGAAATACGTCGCGATGGCCGGTTGGTAAAACACGTAAGGTATATAAATGATTATCAATGCCTTCAACCAGCTTGGTAATACCGTAACCTTCACGGCATCTACTAGTGCGCCTACGCCTGTCCAAGCGCCGACAAATACCGGCCTTGGCAGCACTCAATATGAGGTTCTGAATGCGGGACTGGTCACAGTATTTCTCGGTGTCGGGACTTCTGCTGCTAATGCTACTAATAATGCTGTTGTGGTGACGACAACGGCTGCCAGTTATCCGCTCCTGCCGGGAACTGACAAGATCATCACGGCCCCGCCGGGTGCCTACTTCACGGGTATCACGGTCACGGGTAATGCGGCTATCTACATCACGCCCGGAGAGGGGATGTAATCATGCTGAAAACAGCATCCTCAATCACTAACGCTATAGGTGCCTTGAACTATAAAGGCACCTGGAATGCGTCCACGAACGACCCTACGCTGACGAGTAGCGTTGGCGTCAAGGGTGACTATTATGTGGTTTCCGTTGCTGGAAGCACTAACCTCAATGGCGAGACGCTTTGGGGTGTGGGCGATATGGCGGTGTTTAACGGTTCTGCGTGGCAGAAAGTAGACGGTGGTGATACGGGTGCGTTTACGGATGTAACGGTTGGTAACCTGACCATTACCAGCACGCTTGCGGCTAACCTGACGGCAAGTGCTAACGCGACGTTTGCGACTTCCAGCTTGCCTCTGGTGCCGGAAGGTTACATTACCGTTACGATCAACGGCGCTAACAAGAAAGTCCCGTATTACGGAGTATAGCCGTGGACATGGCCGCCCTTTCCGCTGTGAAGTTTGGTGACGCTGAATCTCTCAGCGAATTCCTGCTGGAAAACGGCCTGCAACACACGCTGTTTGCGACGAAGCTTATAGAGCAGGGGTTCACAATCCCGCGTATGCCGATCATGGATGCCAGCACGGATAACCTGGATGACTGGCTCATGTCGCATCAGGTAGAGCATCAGGCGTTCTCGGCGGCGACCGGGTTGGATAACCCGTTCAACCTGCTGGACATGGATTGGAACGACGAAGAATCGTTTTATGACTGGCTCGCTACTCATATGCTGATACACGAACAGCTTGTGGCTGTTCTTGGAGTGTAACTATGGCGTTACAAGACGTTCAGCCGCTTTCGGCATATACCTACGAGTCGGTTCTCCCGCGCCTTGGGTATCGTTATGATGAGGGTAGGTGGTATGG